AGTGGAACGATCACCTGGTTCAGTGGTGTAGAGTGGCCTGGTGGCGTAGCACCAACCTTGACCACCGGCAAAACACATCTCTTTATGTTTGTTACCGATGATGGTGGTACCCGCTGGCGTGCTTCTAGCCTGATCAATTACACGAACTGATAAACGATGGATCCTATATCTCGGTTACTACAGATGGGTGCTGCTGGTGCAGCAAGTGCAGCAAAGACCTACGTTGAGGATGTCTTCAGCACCTGGCTTTATACCGGCAACGGCAGCACGCAGACGATCACGAATGGGATTGATCTGAGCGGGAAGGGGGGATTGGTTTGGGCAAAAGCAAGAAATCAAGCTTATAACTCAGCCTTACAAGATACCGCAAGGGGCACAGGACAAGTATTGATCTCCAATCTAACAAACGGCAATGTAGCTGTTTCAGACTACATACAGTCATTTAATTCGGACGGGTTTACCACGGCTGGAGGAGGGAACATAAACGCCTCCTCTACAACTTATGCCTCCTGGACCTTCCGCAAGGCGGCGAAGTTCTTTGATGTGGTGACTTATACGGGGAATGGGACTGATTTCAGGTCAGTTTCCCATTCACTCGGGTCAACCCCTGGATTTATCGTTGTAAAGGCAACTTCTACAACAGGGAATTGGATTTGCTGGCACCGAAGCCTCTCCGCTTTTCATACCATCCTCCTGAATACCACTGCTGCTCAAGAAGGCGATTCTCGTATTGAAAACGCTACATCAAGCGCATTTCAAGTTCGTGATTACTCGTTCGGCCCTGGTTCTACCAACGCAAGCGGGGTAACTTACGTCGCCTACCTGTTCGCGCACGACGCTGGCGGGTTTGGCGATAGCGGTAACGAGAGCGTGGTGAAGTGTGGGAGCTATACGGGTAATGGAAGTGCCACGGGGCCGACAATAGATTTGGGATGGGAGCCGCAATGGTTGCTGATTAAACGAGCAACAGTTTCAACAGGCGATTGGTTGCTGTTTGACAACATGCGTTTGTTTGCAGATACAGCTTCCGGTGATAGTGCCGAGGCATTAAGGGCAAGTAGCACCTCAACTTTTGCTGCTAGCAGGTGGCTGCGACCGCTGAATACAGGATTCCAGCCGTTAACTACAGCTACATCAATTAACGCATCAGGTTCGGATTACATCTACATCGCCATCCGTCGCGGGCCGATGAAGACGCCTACGGATGCGACGAAGGTGTTTAGTGCCATCACTGCAAGCTCAGACACAACTGGCGGCACAACAAACTTCCCGGTGGATTGGCTGTGGACGCTACCGAGAGCAGGCGGCGCCCATAAGTACGTATTTTCGCGTCTTGCCGGAGCGGCCAACTACTTAAAAACAAGCTCTACAGATCTGGAAAATACAGGCGGCAGCTTGTCACTGGCATCAAACACCAGCTTTACGGGGCCAAACTTAGGCATCTCTGGCACCATTGGCTACGAGGCCTTCCGCCGCGCCCCCGGCTTCTTCGACGTGGTGGCTTATACGGGGACGGGAGCAAACCGCACGGTGAGTCATAACCTCGGCGTGGTGCCGGAGTTGATGATTGTTAAACGACGAAACGATGTTGAGGACTGGGCGGTTTATACAAGCTTCACTGGCAATACAGATCGACTGCTTCTAAATACAACAGCTGCCGAGTCTGCTTCGTCCAATACATGGAATAACACAAGCCCAACCTCTTCCGTTTTTTCCGTTGGTACATCAATTATTGTTAACGGTAGCGGTAGCACCTACATCGCCTACCTCTTCGCCTCCTGCCCCGGCGTGAGCAAGTGCTTCAATTTTACGGGAACTGGTACAACACTCCAGATTGATTGCGGCTTTACAAACGGAGCGAGATTTGTCATGATTAAGAGGACTGATTCCACAGGAGATTGGTATGTTTGGGATTCTGCTAGAGGGATTATTTCTGGTAATGATCCATACCTTCTCTTGAACTCTACTTCCGCTGAAGTAACAAACACGGATTACATTGATCCTTACTCTGCTGGTTTTGAAATTAGCAGCACTGCACCAGCGGCTATAAACGCCAATGGCGGTTCGTATATCGGACTTGCGATTGCATAAGCATGGAATACATTTATATGATCCTAAACAAAGAGAACGGCAAGACTTATCTTGGCCGCACTAAAAAACCGGGTAACCGTAGACGCGGACACTTTTCCGAGTTGCGCCGCAACGTACACAACAATCCAAGGCTTCAGGCAGCTTTCAATAAGTACGGAGAACCGGCGTTTATTTTCGAACTTATTGACTCTGTTGAAGATGGCAAAAGCAAAGAAGCTGAAGCCCGGTGGTTTGCTCGATACAACTGCGATAAAAAGTTGCTTTACAACTGTCACTTTGAAACATACGGAGGCCCTGGTTGTTTTGGCCCCATGGCAGACGTTACCAAGAAAAAAATATCAGAGGCAATTAAAGAAAACACGCGCCCAAGAGCGTATGCCGTTCTTGATGAAATGCTTCTTGAAGGTATGAGCCTTAGGGAAGCGTCAAGACGAACGGGAATTGGGGCAAACACACTAACAAGCTATAAAAAAGAACGTGCAACAAAAGAGGGTTTCAATATTGCGCATCCACAATCCAAGGCTTCGCAAGATCGCGTGAAAAAATTTGCTGAAGCGTTTAAGGCAGACAAAAGCAAAGCCCTGGCAAATTTCGCCTCTTTTGGTATTTCGCGTAAAGCTCTCGCCAAGTATTTGCCGGACTTTGGTATTAACCCTAAAGAAATTCGTTTTGATCACTGGCGCACTGAAGCCGCAGCTCGCGCTGACGCAGCCGTACAGATGGCGCTTGATACAGGTTGTTCTGCAGCTCAAGCAATCAAAGCATGTGGCGCCAAGAACAGCGCCTATTACCGCCGTTTGAAGGAGGTCAAGCTAGAGCGTGGCCTGCTTCTGGATCACTCCGCTACCGTTTAATCATGGAACTACGCAACCGCACCACCGGCGCCGTCATCACTGAGGACGAGTTTCGCCGCTCCAATCCCAACACCAGCTTCCCGCCGCAGCTGACCGCTGAGATCATCAGCGATTTCGGCTACGACCCCGTGCTGGAAGGTCCACAAGCCACCACCGTGCCGCCCTACCAGTACAGCCAGCGTGACGGCGTGGTGGAGGTGAACGGCCAGTGGTTCACGCACTACATCGCCGGACCTGTCTTCCAGGACTACACCGACGATCAAGGCGTAGTACACACCGCTGCTGAGCAGTATGAAGCGTACTGTTTCGCCAAAGATGCTGAGCAAGGCAAAGCCGTCCGCGAAGATCGCAACCGTCGTTTAGCTGAGTGCGATTGGACCCAGCTTGCTGACAGCCCGCTCGATCCTGATGGCAAAGGTGCCTGGGCGCTCTACCGCGAAACCCTTCGCATGGTGCCGCAACAGGAAGGCTTCCCCTGGAACGTACAGTGGCCGCCTAAGCCGCAGTAGTTCCACTTTCTACTATTTCTATAGTTCATTACCTTCAGGAAGGATGGTAGGAAGATCCTTAAACTTCTGATCAGAGTTACGGATAGCAAGCCCTTTCACAAAGGGCTTACCACCTTTACTGAAGGTACGAACCTCATCTAATCCCAGCTGGTTCTTGCAGCAATCAAGCAGCAAGTTGATGAATCGTTTCTGACCCACGGCTTTAGATCCCGTGGCGTCACAATATTCACAGTAGCTGGGATACAGATGATAGTTACTATTGACATAACGCTCATTACTTTCCTTATTACCGTTTGGAATCTTCTTGCCAACAGCAGTAACATGCTCTGCCTGCACAACTTCTGATTGCAACCATTCAATCAGGTTATTGCTATTGAGAAGGATGTTATTACGAACGCGGCGCAGTGCTGGCACCATCTCATTGGTATCCAGTAGATACTGCCGCATAGTTTGCTCATCCATTTCCATAACCCAGTTCACAAGACCCGGCAGGTAATCTTTCCAGATACCAGAGACCCGGCCATGTTCAATCTTGATCATGTCTTTGGCTTCACTATTGCGATCATATAAGGGCCTATTGAACTCAATTGTTAAGCGCCTACGGCTTAAACCACTGGTGTTATCCGTGGTCTGAATTGGTTCGTTAGCAACCACCATGACCATACCGGTGTACACAAACGG